TTATATCCGAGTCTTAAGTGCATATAACATTTCGAGCGCTTTTCGCGGCGTCAAGTCGTCCACATCAAGTTTAGCCAACTCATCCAGCACGGGATGAGGCAGGCTGGCGAACATATCGCTCTGATGCGGTGCACTGGGCTTGCGGGGCGCCTTGGCCGGGTTTGCGACCACGGTTTCGTGGGGCAGGGCCGTGGTTTCAAGGCGGCTGAGGTGTTCACGGGCGCGGGTGATCACATCGTTGGGCACGCCAGCCAACTGGGCCACAGCCAGGCCGTAACTCTGGCTGGCCGGGCCTGGCAGCACGTGGTGCAGGAACACGATACGCTCGTTGTGCTCAGTGGCGTTGAGGTGCACGTTGGCGACCAGCGGCTCGCTTTCCGGCAATACGGTCAGTTCGAAGTAGTGGGTGGCGAACAGCGTATAGGCACGCAGGTGCGCCAGGCGTTCAGCCGCCGCCCACGCCAGGGACAGGCCGTCGAAAGTGCTGGTGCCGCGACCGACTTCGTCCATCAGCACCAGGCTGCGCTCGGTGGCGTTGTGCAGAATATTGGCGGTTTCGCTCATTTCCACCATAAAGGTCGAGCGGCCACCGGCCAGGTCGTCGCTGGAACCGATCCGCGTGAAAATGCGGTCCACCAGCGACAGCTCGCAACTGGCGGCCGGTACAAAACTGCCGATGTGCGCCAGCAACACAATCAATGCGGTCTGGCGCATGTAGGTGGATTTACCGCCCATGTTCGGACCGGTGATCACCAGCATGCGGGTATCGTCGTCCAGCGACAGGTCATTGGCCACGAACGGGGTGGTCAACACTTGTTCCACCACCGGGTGACGTCCCTGGACGATCCGCATGCACGGCTCGCTGACGAAGCGCGGGCAGTTCAGGTCAAGGTTCAGTGCGCGTTCGGCCAGGTTGCTCAACACATCCAGTTCGGCCAGGGCGGCGGCGGTGTCTTGCAGCGGTGCCAGACGGCTGATCAGGTCTTCGAGCAAGGCTTCATAGAGCATCTTTTCCCGAGCCAGGGCACGGCTTTTGGCCGACAGGGCCTTGTCTTCGAACTCTTTTAGCTCCGGCGTGATAAAGCGCTCGGCACCCTTGAGGGTCTGGCGCCGCTGATAGTCGATCGGGGCCGACTCGGCCTGCTTGCTCGGCAGCTCGATAAAGTAGCCGTGCACGCGGTTGTAGCCGACCTTCAGGTTGGCCAGGCCCGTACGGGCTTTTTCACGGGCTTCCAGATCAATCAGGAACTGCCCGGCGTTCTCGCTCAGTGACTGCAGCTCGTCCAGCTCGGTGTCGTAACCGGTTTTGAGCACGCCGCCGTCACGGATGATCGCCGGCGGATTGTCGATAATGGCTTTTTCCAGCAGGGCCGCGAGGTCCGGATAAGTGCCTGCGGTGACGGCAAGTTGTTGCAGGTGCGGCGTGTCCAGTTCAGTCATCGCCACTTGCAGTTGCGGCAACGCGCCGAGGGCATCGCGCAGGCGCGCGAGGTCACGGGGCCGCGCGTTGCGCAGGCCGATCCGCGCCAGGATGCGCTCGATATCGCCGATTTCCTTCAGTTGCGGCTGCAGCTTTTCAAAGCGATAGCCATCCAGCAGGCAAGTAATGGAGGACTGACGGGCTTGCAGCACGCCGAGGTCGCGCAGCGGACGGTTCAACCAGCGCGTCAGCAAACGGCTGCCCATCGCGGTCTGGCAACGGTCCACGACCGATTGCAACGTGTTGTCGCGCCCACCGGCCAGGTTGGTATCCAGCTCCAGGTTTCGACGGCTGGCGCCATCCAGCACCACGGTGTCGTCCAGGCGCTCATGACGCAGGCTGCGCAAATGGGGCAGGGCGGTGCGCTGGGTTTCCTTGGCATAGCTGAGCAAGCAACCGGCGGCGCCGATCGCCAGGGTCAGGGTCTCGCAGCCGAAGCCTTTGAGGTCTTGCACCGAGAACTGCTGGCACAGACTTTTCAGCGCCGAATCGCGTTCGAAATCCCACGGCGCACGACGTTTGGTCCCACGGCGTTTTTCTGCGGGCAAATCCTTCGGCCAATCATCCGGGATCAACAGCTCCACCGGATTGATGCGCTCCAACTCCGCCAGCAGGTTTTCCCAACCCTTGATCTCCTGCACGCTGAAGTTGCCGCTGGTGATATCCAATACGGAAAGACCGAACAAGCGCTCATCGCCCAGCACCGCCGCGATCAGGTTGTCGCGCCGCTCATCCAGCAACGCCTCGTCACTCACCGTTCCCGGCGTGATGATCCGCACCACTTGGCGCTCGACTGGGCCTTTGCTGGTCGCCGGATCGCCGATCTGCTCACAGATCACCACCGATTCGCCCAGCTTCACCAACTTGACCAGGTAACCTTCCAACGAATGGTAAGGAATCCCACACATCGGAATCGACTGCCCCGCCGACTGCCCGCGCGCGGTCAGGGTGATGTCCAGCAGCTTGGCGGCCTTCTTTGCGTCTTCATAAAAGATCTCGTAGAAGTCGCCCATGCGATAGAACATCAACTGATCAGGGTGCTGGTTCTTCAGGCGCCAGTACTGCTGCATCATCGGAGTGTGGGAGGACAGATCGGAAGTGTTTTTACTCATCAGATAGTTGGCAAATTCGTTGAAAGTGGTGGGGCAAAGATAGGGCACTGGCCCGGCTGATTTTGCAATGGCCGCAAGGTTAACACGCGAGGTTGGCGCTTCGCAGGTCATAAGTGGGCAGACAAAAGGCATGGCAAATGCATAAAATATGCAAATTAGCATTTGCCAACCCTCAAAACTCCCGTCAATATCCGCGCTATGCAAAAACGCAACGTTTCTATCGTCTTAAGAGAGCTGCTGGACCGCGACCGGATCTCCCCCACGGAGCTTCACCGGCGTACCGGCGTGCCTCAATCCACGTTGTCCCGGATCCTCAGCGGCAAGATCGTTGATCCGTCGGACAAGCACATTTCCCGCATCGCCGAGTACTTTCGCGTGGGCACCGATTACCTGCGCGGGCGCGCGGCAGTGGGTGCACAGCGGGATGAAGGGCGCGACCCGATGCATTCGGAACTCAAGGACATAAGCCTGTGGGATGACGACACGCCCGTTAATGATGACGAGGTGTCGATCCCCTTTCTGCGCGAGGTTGAATTGGCTGCTGGATCAGGAAGATTCGTCATCGAGGAAAGCGAGAAGGCCAGCCTGCGTTTCGGCAAGCGCAGCCTGCGACATAACGGTGTGCAGTTCGACCAGGCCAAGTGTGTGACGGTACGTGGCAACAGCATGTTGCCGGTGCTGCGCGACGGCGCCACGGTGGGCGTGAATGCGGGCAAGAGTGGCATTGGCGATATCGTCGATGGCGACCTGTATGCCATCAATCACAATGGCCAGTTGCGCGTGAAGCAGCTCTACCGCCTGCCTTCCGGAATTCGCCTGCGCAGTTTCAACCGTGACGAGCACCCGGACGAGGACTATAGCTTTCAGGATATCCAGGATGAGCAGATCAGCATCCTCGGCCATGTGTTCTGGTGGGGCATGTACGCCCGTTAACCCTCACGCGTAAGACACAGCCCGCCATTGTGCGGGCTTTTTTTCGCCCGTAGAAAATCGCCAAACCCTTTGTCCACAAGGCCGAAAATGCACATGCGCATTTCCAGTGCAAAAATAAATGCATTTACGCATTGACTGTATATGCATACATGCATATTCTTTGTCTCAAGCCAGCCAACAAGGCTTGGTGGAGGCGGCAAGGATGCTGCCAGGGAAGACAAGGAAGGCACGCAACATCGGCAAGGACGCCATCGAAGCGATGGCAGGGATGCCAGGCAACACCGGCAAGGATGCCGACGCTCTTTAGTTTCAACCGGCTTTCTTGACAGGAAGCACAAAACAGGCAGCGATGAACCGGCCTAATAACGGTTCAGAGGGTTGGCAACTGACCCGGGTGTGCAGCGTAAAGCACCAAAAGCAGTTATCCGGCAGACAGGGATCGTGGTCGGAAAAACATTGAGGAAAGAACCGTACCGCGCCAGTAGCGCCGAAAGTTCGAGGACATCATTACTGAAAAGCCCGGGCGACCGGGCTTTTTGGAATGCCTACCTATCGAAGCATGTGTAAATGAAAAACGGACTATCTAGTGCTCAGCCAGGAGGCGTGACATGACAAATGAACAGCAAGCGTTAGCGGAAATGCCTATCTGGCTGGTCATCGTATTGGCAGTGATCGGCGGGGTATCCGGCGAAATGTGGCGGGCAGACAAGGAGGGCGCCCGTGGTTGGTCGCTGATCCGCCGGCTCGCCCTGCGCTCTGGAGCCTGCATGGTGTGCGGGGTTTCGGCGCTGATGCTGTGCTACGCCGCCGGCATGTCGATCTGGACCGCCGGCGCCATTGGGTGCTTGACCGCCATGGCCGGTGCCGATGTTGCCATCGGCCTTTATGAACGGTGGGCAGCCAAGCGCATCGGGATCAATGAAAGTTCTCGCCAGGACCCGCAGTAACCGCTGCAAGGACGCTACTTAAATGACGCTTATTGAAAAGCCATCTCAACTGCCCCAGGCCATCGGCGAGGCGCTGCACGCTGCGTTCCCGAATTTGAAGGTCGGCAGTCATCAGGACTTCCAGGGCACAGGGGGCGAAACCGGCGTGATGATCACGGTCGAGGGCAACGGCCCGGGCATCCGCTCCCGCGAAGGGCGCAAGGCGCACGCCTTGGCGATTTCGCTCAAGACCATGGTCGCGCCAGGCGCCTTGCCGTTTGACGCCTGCGACCTGGCCAGCCAGCTCATGGATTTGGTGCTGGATAACCGCTGGGGCCTGCCCCAGCCACAGTGTGATCTGCCGACGAATATCGTCGCTGCTCCTACGCTGCGGGCTGGCGCAGGGATGGACTATGACACCTGGACGGTTTCTTTCACCCAAACCCTCTATATCGGGCCTGTGTTGCTCAACGATCCCACAGGCCAGCCGCTGTTTGCCTGCACCTGGGACGTCACGAACATTGACGACCCCGCTCAATACAAACCCCTGTCGGAGTAGCCCATGTTCGACGCGCTGTTACGCATGCAACTGGGGCCGATTGTCGAGCGCCTGGCGGAAATGGAAGCCCAGCTCGAAGACCTTTATCGTCGCGCCGAAAGCTTCTGTCGCATCGGCGTGTGCCAGGAGGTCGACGCTGCCAGTCATACCTGCAAGGTCAGCCACGGTGAATTGCTCACCCCGGCCATCCGCTTTTTCAACCCCAGCGCCGGTACGCAGACCGAGACCCGCATTCCATCCGTGGGCGAACAATGCCTGTTGTTCAACTATGGCGGCGGCGAAGGTGGCGGGCAGTCCGTAGCCTTGTTCGGTTTGAACAGTGATCGCTTCCCGCCGGTTTCGAGCCTGGCGACATTGACCCGGCGGCGCCATCAAGACGGCACCCAAAGCGATTATGACGACGCCAGCCACACCTTCAACTGGGTCAACGGCCCCACCACGTTCAGCGGTTCGCGCGAGCAAGTCGACGTCAAGGTCGGCGCTGCCGGCCTGACCCTCAACGCCCAAGGCATCATCCTGCAAATCGGTGGTACCCGCCTGGTGCTGGATGCCGGCGGCGCGCACTTCAGTGGCCCGCTGGTGGACCACCAAGGTCGGGTCATCAGCCCGTGATAAGGACATCCCATGATCGGCATCGATCGCAACACCGGGGCAGCCGTCGATGACTGGCTGCAATTCGTGCAGCGCGCCACCCGAGCGCTGACCACCCCCCTGGGCACTCGTCAGAAGCGCCCGCTGTACGGCTCGATGATCCCGCAACTGCTGGGCCAGAACCTCGGCGATGACTTGCTGATCCTCGCCCAAAGCCATGCTGCCCAGGCGTTCTACAACACCCAGAACGGCATTGGCGACTTTCAACCCCAGGTCATCGTCGCCACCCGCCAGGGCGCCGGCCTGCTGCTGCGGTTCGCCGGCACCTGGAAAAACCGCCAACAAACCTTCGAGGTCGTGACATGAGCATGCTGATCCCAGGCCAGAACCAACTGGCGGAGCCGGCCATCATTGCGGTGGATGAGTTCGAACCGCTGCTGGCCGAATTCAAGGCGTTTGTCGTCGACTATGTCGCCACCCGAGCGCCGCAAAGCGCGGCCAAACTCAAGGTCAGCCTTGACAACGAAAGCGAGCTGCTGACCCTGGCCCTGGAAGCGTTTTGCGTGCGCCTGCAGACTCACGAACGCAAATACAACGCCCGCATCAAGCAGATGCTGGCGTGGTGGGCTACCGGCAGTAACCTGGATGCCCGCCTGGCCGACATGGGCCTGGAACGCCAAGTGCTCGACCCGGGCGACCCCGCGGCTTTCCCGCCGGTGCCGCCGACTCTGGAAAGCGACGACGACGCTCGACTGCGCTACTACCTGGCACCCCACGCTCCTGCGGCGGGCTCGCGGATGCAGTATCGCCGCGAGGTCTTCACCCTGGGTGAACGCCCTGCGGTGAAGGTACAAAGTGCGACACCGGGCGTGGTGACCGTCAGCTACACCTTCGACCCGGACGGCTATGCCGCCCAGGTCAAGGACGGCAACGCCCGTCGCACCGCGCCGGGCGAAGTGATGGTCACGGTGCTTTCGCGGGAAGGTGACGGCACGCCATCCACCGATTTGCTCGACGGTGTGCGACGCCATTTCGCACGGCCCGATGTGCGACCGGAGACAGACCTGGTCAGCGTGCAGGGGGCACAGATTCAACCCTACAAAATTCGTGTGGTGGCCAAGATCAATGCGGGTCCTGACTCCGGGCTCACTCAAGTCGCTGCCCAGAAACTGCTGCAAACCTATGCAGACTCCTGCCATCGCCTGGAAGGGCGAGTGGACCCGAGCTGGATCGACTACGCCATCCACAGTGCGGGCGCGGCACAACTGCAAATCCTCGAACCCTTGCAGCCGATTATCAGCACCGCGTTCCAGGCCCCGTATTGCACGGGGGTTGAGGTGGAGGTGCGCACGCTATGAGTGAGGAACCCAAAGCAAGCCTGCTGCCGGCCAACAGTTCGCCGTTGGAAAAAGCCTTGGACCTGGGGTTCGGGCAGTTGCTCGACCGGGTCATGCCGCCGTTTCCGGCGTTGATGAACCCGCTGCAAACCCCCACCCAATTCCTGCCCTACCTGGCGGCCGACCGTGGCGTCAGTGAGTGGGATGCCGACGCCAGCGAAACCGAAAAGCGCCTCACCGTGGCCCTGTCCTGGCAGATCCAGCGCCAGGCGGGCACGCCCAAGGCCTTGAGCTACGCGGTGGAGTCGCTGGGTTTCACCCCCAACATCAGCGCCTGGTATCAACAGCGCCCGCTGGGTGTGCCTTACACCTTCGACGTACAGGCGATCATCGGGCGCAGTTGGTCCAGCGGTGACCATAACCGGCTGATCCGCCGCATCAATGCGGCGCAGAGTGAGCGGGATCGGGCGACGATCACAGTTGTTCATGAGACCGAAGGTCAGCTCGCGCTCACGCAGGTACTCCATGCCCCATTGAGCGACGGTGAGTTGTATCTGGACGGCGCACTGCCGGAATTGGCGCTGGTTGCTCGAATTAACAGTGCAGGGGTCGCCCAGCACTACACCATTAACGACTACGACCTCAGGGCGCAGCCATGACAGATGACATTACGCGCCTGGTGCGCTTCACCTCCAAAGGTTTGGATGAAGTGCTGCAGGCAAAGAACCAGGGCCTGAAAGGCGAAATCACCCACATCGGCGCCGGCACCGGCCGCTACAACCCGGACGGCACGGAAGTGGCCTTGCGGGATGAACGTCAGCGGGTTGCCATCGTCGATTACGAAGACCTCGGCGACCGCCAACTCAGGATGGCCGCGCTGTTCGATGGCGAGGCGGAGTATGAAATTGGCGAGTTCGGTTTCTACCTCGCCAGCGGGACCTTGCTGGCGGTGTATTCGGTGGCGGGGAAGTTGCTGACCTATAAAGCGTCGGCGGCGCGGGTGCTGCAAAAGTTCACGCTGGATATTTCGCCGTTGCCGGCGGATAGCGTGACGATTGTGGTGGGTGCTGAGAATTTGAATATCCTCATTACCGAAGAGTTAGCGTCTGTGGCGACTGCCAATATCGATAATATGGCTCGTCATGTCAGTGTGTTGTTCCGTGTTATGGAACTTGAGCAGAAGTGAATTGTAGAGTCTAAGGAGAATTATTTTGAGTACGGAAACGCAGATTGCCAATTTGGTTCAGGCTTCAAATAACCTGACTAGTGCTGTAAATGGAAAAATTGGTGCTATTGATGCACGAATGGATCAGGCGCGAGCTGAGTTCGATCAGTTTCGTGCCCTGAAAGATGTTGTAGGTGAAGCTGGAGCGCCTGGAACATTGCTTATGAGCGTCTTTCAAGGGCTAATCTGGGGTACTGGCGCCCCTTACGACGTCGGCGCGACTGGCGGAATGGTTGCTACGGATCTGGGATCATCTATGAATGTATATGCCCATTTCAAACTCCCATTTTCTATTAATAAAGATGATCAGATGTTTTGGCTGAACATTCGCGGATATAGTTACGGAAGTTCCTTGGTGTTGGACGAAACATTTGCGGGCTATGTGTATGCCCCGCAACGCGCTGTCATTAATCAGTCGTGTTTTGGTAAGTTTGATCCGGCGATATATGCTGATAGCGCTGGTAATGCTGTTTGCCGGATCAAGATCCCCAATGTCTATGTGACCTCTCTACGAATTGATACCATGCAAATTGGTCGTTACCGGCCCATTAAACTTGGAGATATTAGTTCTAAACTCTCTCTCTCACCAACGGTGGTTTTCTAAATGACAGAAAATTTTATTGATTTTGTTCCATCGCTCATTCCGAGTAAGGAAGGTTTGGAACTCTTGGAATGGTCTTCCATTCGCGTTCGTCGAGATCGATTATTGCGTGAGACCGATCATACCCAAGTCCAAGATAGCCCCTTGAGTGATGCCCAGCGCGCTCAGGCTGCTGCGTACCGCAAATTGTTGAGGGATGTCCCGCAGGACGTAGGAGACCCGTTCACCGTTGTGTGGCCAGAAAAGCCAGATTTCCTCAACTAATCATTGCACCGCGAAAGCGGTTTTTTTATGCCCGCCCAAAGCCCCTCTCCGCAGGGGCTTTGGCGTTTCTCACCCGGAGAATTCCACCTATGCACAACCGACAAACCTACACCGTCCTCATCCCATTCCCCACCGGAGGTGGCCATTGGTCCACCGTCGGCGAGGAGCTGGAACTGCTCGACGTCGAAGCATCCGCCCTGCGCACCGCCGGCCGACTGGAATTGACCAGCGTCCTTAACTCCACCCCCAAGAAGGCTGACTAATCATGGCTGAGGTTTTGAACTTCGAGCATAACGGCATCACCGTGAATGCCACCGAATCCCCCGAGGCCATGGGTGGCCTGGGCGATAACGTTATCGGTCTGGTCGGCACCGCGCCGAACGCCCATGCGTCGATCCCGAAAAACGCCCCGTTCCGTATCAACAGCTTTACCACTCAGGCGCTGCTGGACCCTACCGGTACTGAGTCGGGCACGTTGTTTCACGCGGTGTACCAGATCCTCAAGGTGGTGAAGGTGCCGGTCTATGTGGTGATCGTGGAGGAGGGCGCAACCCCGGCCGACACCGTCAACAATGTGATCGGCGGCAACGACCCCATCACCGGTCGCAAGCTGGGCCTGGCGGCCCTGAGCAGCGTGCCGGAAGACCTGACCATCATCGGCGCGCCTGGCTTTACCGGCACCAAGGCCGTGGCTGGCGAGTTCGCCGCCTTCGGCAAACGCATCAAGGCCCGCGTGGTGCTGGATGGCAAGGATGCGTCCGTCGCCGACCAAGTGACCTACAGCGGCGAACTGGGCGGTGCCGACCTCGGCTTTGACCGTTGCCTGCTGGTACACAACATGCCGTCGGTGTACTCCAAGGCCGCGAAGAAAAACGTGTTCCTGTCGCCATCGTCCCTGGCCATTGCCGCATTGGCCAAGGTCAAGCAATGGGAAAGCCCGGGTAACCAGGTGACCTTCGCCGAAGACGTTTCCCGCGTGGTCGAGTACAACATCCTCGATACCTCCACCGAAGGCGACCTGCTCAACCGTTACGGCGTGAGCTACTACGCCCGCACTATCCTCGGCGGTTTCTCGCTGCTGGGTAACCGCTCCATCACCGGCAAGTTCATCAGCTACGTCGGTCTGGAAGATGCCATCAGCCGCAAGCTGGTCAAGGCCGGCCAGAAAGCCATGGCCAAGAACCTCACCAAGTCCTTCATGGACCAGGAGGTCAAGCGCATCAACGACTGGCTGCAGACCCTGGTCGCCGACGAAACCATCCCTGGCGGCAGCGTTTACCTGCACCCGGAACTCAACAGTGTCGAGAAGTACAAGAACGGCACCTGGTTCATCGTCATCGACTACGGCCGCTACGCGCCGAACGAACACATGATTTATCAACTCAACGCCCGCGATGAAATCATCGAGCAGTTCCTGGAGGACGTTCTCTAATGTTTACCAACCGTGTAAGACAGGCCATTGCGGCCACCCTTCAAGGCCTGCCGTTGTCCGCGACGGTCAACTCCTTCACGCCACCGAAGATTGATTTCGATATGGAGCCCATGACCGGCGGGCGATTCATCGCCGAGGAAATGGCCAAGAGCGCCAAAGTGCTCAACGCCACGTTGGAGCTGCAGGGTGCAGGCCCGGAAGTCATGCTGGCCCTGGGTGTGCGCCTGGGCGACGACATTCTGCTGAACGTGCGCGAAGCCGGCCAGGATCAGGATGGCAAGACTTACTTCACCTATCACACCGTCGGCGGCAAGCTGAAAAGCCTGGCCGAGACTGCGCTGAAAATGGGTGAGAAGCCCACCACCACCCTGGAACTGTCCTGCCGCACCTACAACCGCCTGGAAAACGGCATCCCGGTGATCGACATCGACGTACGCACCCAGAAGTTCGTGCTCAACGGCGTCGACATTCTCGGCGACGCCCGCCGCGCTGTGCTGATGCCTTAAACCCAAAGGGGCGGGCCTGCTCGCCCCCTACTTCACCAAGGAATAGCCCCATGGCCTGGATGCCACCCTTGCATCTGCTGCTCTCGCCGATCACTGCCGACACCGGCGCGACGATCGAGCAGATTCAACTCAAGCCACTGTTCTACGCCGCGCAAAAAGACGCGCTGGCCCGGGCCGGTGATGACGAGGACGACCAGTTCTTCGAACTGGCGAAACTCGCCACCGGCCTGTCGGAAAAAGAACTGGACCAACTCAAGCGTCCGGACTACGTAAGCATTGCGCAGTACGTACACGAAATGTCGACGCAGCCTGCGTCGTTCTTCTTGAAAACCCCCGAAAAAGCCAGCCACGACCAGCCCGTCCAGCTGCTGTTGCCACTCGATGCCGCAGGTCGCGCCCTGACTGAGCTGGCGCTGGAAATGCCGGCGCTGCGCGCCACCAAGGTGATGAAAAAACTCGCCACCAACAAAGAGCGCGCCGAGTTCATCACCGCTCATTGCACCGGCCTGATGATTCCGGATCTTGCCAACCTGACCGTGCCCGACTGGACGGAATTGCAGGAGCGCATCGACGATTTTTTAAATCAACCGGCGGACTTCTTTCGGAGCGCGACATCGAAGTGATCCTCGATGTGGTGCCGCTGATCTACTCGGTCAATGAGGCGGAGATCCTCGACTGGGACGCCGGCAAAGCATTGCGCCGCTACGACATCGCGATCACCCGCCTTGGCGTTAAACAGGAGTAAGCGGGATGCAAGAGACTCAATCTGGGATGAGGCTCGCCCAGGAAGACAAACGCTGGCTGCTTGACGACGCGGACCTTGGCAGTGTGCTGGCACCGTTTTCCGCCAGCCTTGCAGCGCCAGCAAGCCTGGATGCGGCGCCGCGGCCACAACAGGATCCGCAGTCGGTGCTCGCCTCGGCGCTGGTGACCGTCAGCGTGGATATCAACGCTTTGACGTTGGAGCAAGTGCAGCTGCGCGAGGCGTTGGAAACGCTCACCAGCACGTTGTTCATTACCGGTAATACGCTGGCAACCAAGACGGTTGAGGTCAGTGGCGAGCCTGCCAAAAGTCAGCCGAAAGAACCCGCTCCGGCTTCGACCTCCTGGGTGGACAAAGGCCTGCAAGGCGCAACGGATGCCGGTAAGTTTGTCGGCAAAGAACTGCTCACCAGCTTGTGGGATAAAGCCAAGGAACGGGTCTCGGACAAGGCGCTTGATGCCGTGGCTGACAAGTTTCCAACCGCTGCCAAGTGGCTCAAGAAGGACGATAAGGGCAAGGGCAGCAACGCAGGCAAGGAGTGCTGCTGTACGGGCGCTCTGCCTGCCGGGATCCGTGGCCCGCTGGATTCAGCGACCGCTCAGTTGCCTGAACGTGTCGGCGAAACCGCCAGGGACAAAGACAGCGGCAAAGGCAAGCCAAGCGCCAAGGCTAATGCGAAGGGGCCACGCGGCAAGCGTTACAAGACTCGTCAGGCTACCTCAAGGTCGATCAAGACCAGCGTCGTCAGAAAGCGGGCCGATCTCAAGTCGCAACTTACTGGTCTCTCAGCGCCGGTCTCACAGCCGCTCAATGTCATGGGCCAGCCGTTGCGTGCGTTCGACAGCAAACTGGCGAGCCAGGGCTCGAGCCGTCTGCCGGGCAACACATTTGCCTCCTACGCAGCGCCCTCGACGGCACGCTCGACAGCCTTTCTCGCAGCCAACGGCCAGGTGGCCGGGTTGTTGGGGGTATTAGCCAAACCGGAATCGGCCATAGCCGGTCGCCTCGGCCCGCTGAAGGTTGTCGATACCGCCATCGATGGGGCCCAGGGCATACGCAACGGTGGCGCTAAAGCCATCGGCGCCGGCCTCGGTACTGCCGGTGGCGCATTGCTGGGAGCGTCTGCCGGTTCCGCCATCGGCACCCTGACGCGTCTCGAGTCGGCCGCCGCCCGCCGCCTTGGCCCACTGAAGTATGTCGACACCGCCATCGACGTGGTCCAGGGCGTGCGCAACGGTGACGCTAAAGCCGTCGGCACCGGGCTCAGTACTGCCGGTGGCGCCTGGGCGGGAGCGTCTGCCGGTGCGGCCATCGGCACGATGATTTTCCCCGGTGTCGGAACGGCGGTCGGCGGTGCGATTGGAGGCTTGCTGGGCAGTGAAGCGGGGAGTTGGCTGGGGGACAAATTGTTTGGGGCAAGTGATCGCTTGCCTGCGCCCGCAGACGTCAGCAAAAACCTGAACAGCGCTCAAGCCGATAACCGTCAAATCAATTTTGCCCCGCAAATCACCATCAATGCGCCAGAACCGGCTAGCCACCAACAGTTGGCAGAGTTGGTGGTGCAACAAATCGAAGCGCAATTTTCGCCGCTGTCGATGAATGACTTGCTGGGGTCGCGACGTGATGCGGCACTGACCGATATTGGAGGGGTGTGATGCGACAACAGATGGCATTGGGCACGTTTATTTTCGGGCTGTCCCGTGGGTTCGCCTACGACACCCTGGACCGCGCCAGCACTGGCGGCTGGGTAGGGCTGCCTATCGTTGCCGGTAAACCCAAGTCCAGCCAGGTTGGCCAGGGGCTCGAAACGCTGACCTTCGGCGGCAAGGCCGCACGTGCAACGGGTATGACGCGGCTGGATGAGCTACGCGTACTGCAAGCCCTTCGTGCACCGTTGCCTTTGGTTGATGGCGTGGGTCTCAGTTGGGGGCTGTGGACCATCAAGTCGGTGACCGAAAAACAATCCAATGTGATCGACGATGGCACTGCGATGGTCATTCATTGGTCGCTGGTACTGGAGGAGTTCGTCAATGCGTAGGGTTCGAAGTATTGCCGGTGATTCGGTGAACCTGCTGCTGTATCGCGAGCTCGGTCGCTGTGACGATGCCGCCGAGGAAATGCTGTGGCTGTTGAATCCGACGTTGGCCGAGCAGGGTGCAGTATTGCCGGCAGGTATCAGTGTGATCGTGCCTGAACTGGGCAGGCAACCCGTCGCGACGAAGCCAATCTCGGCCTGGGATTAAGGAGCGACCATGACACTTGGATATACGCCGGTGGTGGAGATCTACGGGGCCAATGCCGCGCTGCTCAATGAGCGACTATTGGAGTGGGAGCATACCGATGCGGCCGGTTTTGTCTCGGATCATCTCAAGTTGACCCTCGATATAGAGGGGCTTGAGGGGTTACCCGACCTGGGAGGGAAAATCGGCTTGCGCGTGGGCTACCTGGAGTCCGGCCTGGTGGACAAGGGGCAGTTCAAGATCACTAAGCGCACGCCGTCGCTGTTTCCGATGCGCCTGGTGCTGGAGGCCACGGCGGCGCCGTTTGACCAAGACGGGTTTAAACAACGACGTACCGCCAGTCACGGGCCGATTACCTTGGGGGTGTTGTTCCGCCAATTGACGGTGCGCTACGGTTATTCACCACGGGTGGCGACAGACCTTGAGGGCCAGCAGATCACCCACATCGACCAGACCAACGAAAGTGACATGGCCTTCCTGACGAGGTTGGCCAAACGTTTCGACGCAGTCGCCAAACCGGTCGACGAACTCTACGTGCTGGGTCGAAAAGGGCAACTGACCTCGCTGTCGGGCAAGGCTCTGCCGGACGTGCGACTGTCGCTCACACGCGACAATCGGCCTGGCGAGCGCGCGTTTATCAGCGCCAAGTTTACTGAAGGCAGCCGCGCCAAATACTCCGGTGCACAAGCCTCCTGGTGGGATGCATCGGCCGGTAAAAAGCGCGTCGTGCGGGTCGGTATCGAGCCTTTCAAACAGGTCGTGCAGCGTTACCAGAATGAAGCGGAAGCCCGCGCTGCCGCCGAGGGTGAAATGCGCCGGGTGGGCCGCGAAGGGATGCAGGTCGATGTGATTTGCCCCGGAAACCCGTTGTTCGCTGCTGAAGGTCTGTTGCTGTTGGATGAATCGTGGCCAGGCTTCATGCAGGGGCGTTGGTCGATCAATACCGTGACCGCCAGTGGCAAGCGCAAAGACAGCTATCGATGCACGATCAATGCGAGTGGGTTGTCTGCCGCAGAGTAGGCCGAGCCATTGACGCCTTTCACCCGTGTACTTTCGCGCGGGTTTGCCGCCCATGGACGGGGGATGCCAGCAAAAGGAATTTGCAGATGTTGAAAGAATTCAGGTGCGGTCACTGCAAAAGACTTCTCGCCCGTGTGGGTGGGGTTACAGAGCTCCAGATCAAGTGTGTCCGATGTGGGACGTTGAATCATGTGAAGGCCACGAGCCTTGAGCGATCGCCATTGAGCGACATGACAGCGGATTTCTCCGCGACTAATCATTCGACTCATAGGTGACAAAAATGGCAGGACCAGAAGGACCACCTCGCGTTCAATTCACAAACAACGGCAGCCCGGTGCTACCTCCTCGTAACTCAATGAGCCCAGGCCAGTATTTGGAGTCGCCAAATAAGCGCTTCAAACTGATCCTTCAGACCGATATGAACTTGGTGCTCTATGACAACGGCACTGCCGTATGGGTTGCCGATTCCAACACTCCATACTCCAGCACCTTATCGAACCCGGTCGCAAAGGTACCGAACTCGTTCTACGTGTTCGAGTCTGGGGTTCTGTCGGACCATGTGCATGTTCGCATTTGGAGTACAGTAAACAGCACCCCGCCTGACAGCGTTGGTGCTGCCGCGTACCGAAACTTTCTGCAAGTTCAGGACGATGGAAACATCGTGATTGTCGACTCTCGAGCCATCTGGAACGGCACTCCATCTATTCCCCTAGGTCCGGGCGGTATCGCATTCCTTTTTGGCGGTCCGACCGAATTGGTTATGGGCGTCCCGTACTTCGCCGGTGATGGTGCATTGATCTTCCAGGGTGACGGGAACGTTGTGAACTACGGTCCGAACTGGAGCGTTCGATGGGCCAGTTATACCCAGAACAAGGGCGCGGTCCGTGCGGTGTTCCAGGCGGATGGCAATTTTGTGGTGTATGCGGCGAATAATGTTCCGCTCTGGAATTCGGGCACTGGCGGCAATCCGGGCGCAACTCTGCGGTTGCAGCCAAATGGCAGCTTGGCAGTCGTACAGGAAGTTCCTGTTTGGGCTCGCTTTGGGTACACGCCGACAATCCGTCGACGGAAAATCTACTACCCCAACAACGCGAGCCCAGAGCATAACGGCACAGATCCGTACCCGACCTATGGTCATATCGGTTGGGAGTTCTGATCGCCCCGCGTCATCAACGGGGGTAACAAAAGGGTCGTGCCTGTGTGGGCGACCCTTTTAATGCGAGGAAGCCTTGCAACCGTTTCAATGCCTTGAATTTGATCGAGACCTTTTCTTTTTCTGCTCCGTCACACCCTTCGCTCTGAACTGGAGTGCTGCGGGGCCGACCTATTTCAAACATTTTCCAAAGAGTCGAGCGCATGTCAGTGTCGATAACACTTTCGCAGCTTATTCAAGTGTTGCCCGCAGCCCGCTCAAGAGCGGGCCTTTTTTTGTCCGGGCTGAACACCGCCATCGCCAGATTTGAGATCGCCAGCCCCAAACGCGTCGCTGCGTTTCTCGCGCAAATCGGCCACGAGTCCGCGCAACTTCGCTACGTTCGCGAACTGGGCAGCGACCAATACCTGAGCAAATACGACACCGGCTCCCTGGCCGCCCGTTTGGGTAACACGCCCGAAGCGGATGGCGATGGCCAGAAGTATCGTGGGCGGGGCCTGATCCAGATTACCGGCCGGCGCAATTACCTGGCGTGCAGCCAGGCACTGTTTGGCGATGATCGACTGCTGCAACAACCTGAACTGCTGGAGCAGCCCCAATGGGCGTGTGAATCCGCTGCCTGGTTCTGGCAAAGCAACGGTTTGAACGAGCTGGCCGACAAGGACCTCTTCGACACTATCACCCGGCGCATCAATGGCGGGCTCAACGGCATGGAGGACCGCCTGCAATTGTGGGCGCGGGCGAAGGCGGTGTTATGCATTACTTGACTATCGTGCGCCTGATTGGCGTCTGCCTGCTGATGGTGGTCGTCTGGCAAGCGCAGGCTTGGCGCTACGGTGAGCAGCTTGAGCATCAGGAGGAACTGCATGCCGATGCGCTCAACCAGCAAAGCCAGGCCGCTGCGCATCAGTTAATAGTGGTGCAGGAGCAACGTCTGGCCCTGGAGCAACAACTCAACGCCAACGACCAACAACACACCCGGGAGTTAAGCGATGCCCAACGCAACCAGACTGCTTTGCGTGACCGCCTGGCCACTGCTGATGTGCGGTTGTCAGTCCTTCTCGACGCCAGCGCCCCCGCCAACGGTTGCGCAATGCCGGCCACCGCCACCTCCGGCGGCGTGGTTCATGCAGCCCCGCGATCCCGACTTGACCCAGCGCATGCTCAAAGAATTATCGGCATCACCGACGACGGTGATAACGCCCTGATTGCCTTGCGTGCCTGTCAGGCGTATGTGCAGGCCGTCGCCCGGTAG